CTCGACAGCATCAGCGAGATTGCCGAGGTGGTCCTGAACCATGAGAAGAAGATCGCCAAAGATCCTCGGCAGGCTTATGGCGCCATGCAAGAGCAGATGGCTGACATTATCCGCGCCTTCCGCGATCTGCCCGGACGCCATGTTTATATGAGCGCCAAACTGGAGAAGTCGCAGGATGAGATGGGGCGCATTCTCTATGCCCCCTCGATGCCCGGCAATAAGACAGGCCAGAGCCTGCCTTACTTCTTTGACGAGGTGCTTGCGCTGCGGGTCGAGAAGGATGCGGACGGTAATACCCAGCGCGCCATCATGTGCGACTCTGATGGGTTGTGGTTGGCCAAGGATCGCTCCGGCAAGTTGGGCGCATGGGAGGCCCCTGACCTTGGTGAGATCATTGCAAAGATCGCGGGTGGCGCATGAAGCCGCTTCAGAAGCTCGCTGAAGAATGGTTGGAGGCGAAGAACGCCGAGCAAGAGGCAACTGAAAAACGCCGCTTGATTGAGGACGAGGTGGTGCGTCTGTTGGAGATTAAAGACACAGACGAACATGCTCGCGAATTTGAGGCAAATCCGTTCACGTTCAAAATCACCTGTCGGATCAATCGAAAGGTGAATGGCGATCTGGCGCAAGAAATCGCGTCTGAACATGACATGCAGGACTATCTCAGCATGTTATTCCGCTGGAAGCCGGAACTGAGCATGGCTGCATGGAAAGGTGTGGGCGACAACGTAAAGAACGTATTTGCCCGCGCTATCACTTCAACTCCGGGGCGTCCATCTTTCGCAATCACGCGAGAGGCCCCTATCTCAAACATGAAGGTAAAGTGAAATGGCAAGTCTTGGCGAAACCTTTGAAGTCAGCGCCCTCCCGCAGGGTAACACCGGAAACTTTGATCCCCTGCCTCCGGGCTGGTACAGCGCCACTATGTCGGCGGCTGAGATCAAAGCCACAAAAACCGGAACGGGCCAGTACATTGCCCTGCGCTATGACATCATCGGCCCGACCCATCAGGGGCGTGTTGTCTTTGGGAACTTAAACATCCGCAATCAGTCTCCGAAGGCCGAAGAGATCGGTCGTCAGCAGCTTGGCGACATCTGCCGCGCCATCGGCTTGGCGAAAGTTGGCGACACTGACCAGCTCATTGGCAACAGCTTGATGATCAAGCTGGATATTGAGAAATCGGAACAGTACGGCGACAAGAACCAAGTGAAGGCGTTCAAGCCTATAGCTGGTGGTGCGCCGCCTGTGATGGCGAAGGCCGCTGCCCCTGCCGCTGCGCCTGCGAAGGCTGCCCCTCCTTGGGCCAAGAAATAACATCAATGGCCGGGGCGGCAGCGCCCCGGTCTACCTCTGGAGGCAGCATGAAAATCCCTGACCGCGAAAGCACCATCGAAAACCTGATCGACAAGGCGCACGAAGCTCGCCCAGATCGCCCTCGCCCTCACATGGGGGCCTCGATGCTTGGCGGCGTCTGCGAGCGCAAGATGTGGTTGTCGTTTCGCTGGGCAGTGCAGCCAAAGTTTCCGGGCAGGATCTTGCGCCTGTTCCGCCGGGGGCATCAGGAAGAGCCAAACATCATCAAGGATCTTCGCGCCATCGGGATTGTGGTCAAGCCGTTGAACGCGCAGGAAGGCGTGGATTTTGGTTGTCATGTGTCTGGCAGCATCGACGCCATCATTGAGAGCGGTGTGCCGGAGGCCCCGACCAAGCGCCACATAGGCGAGTTTAAGACGCACTCATTCAAATCGTTCAAGGATGTGGAGGAAAAAGGTGTCGAAAAATCAAAGCCTGAACATTATGCTCAAATGCAAATCTACATGCACGGGACCGGCATTGACCGTGCGTTATATGTGGCGGTTTGCAAAGACAACGACCGCATTTACACCGAGCGCGTTCGCTATGACAAAGAGATGGCTGAAAAGCTGGTGGCGCGGGGGAAACGCCTTGCGTTGTCTGAGCGTATGCCTCCACCTATATCGACTGACCGGTCATGGTTTCAGTGTAAATTCTGCGATGCGCATTCTTTTTGCCACGAGACGAAGCTAACCCAGCATGTGAATTGCAGGACATGCGCCCACAGCACCCCCAAGGATAACAGCACTTGGCACTGCGAGCGGCATGATGCGCCGATTGAAATTGAGTATCAGCATCAGGGTTGCCCGGCTCACACGCTTCATCCTGATCTGGTGCCGTGGCACATGTTCGATGGCAGCGACTGGATCGCCGTCTACGAGGTCGATGGGCATAAGGTTAAGAACGGCGAGAATGAAACCAGCAGCCAAGAGCTGATCGACAACGCTTCTGGCTGCATCAACCCGACAGTCGAGAAGATCAAGCAGATATGGCCGGGAGCCAAGGTGATGAAATGACCCAGCTTCGTGATTACCAACAGAAGGCAATAGACGATCTCTACGCTTGGTTTAACGCTGGCAATGCTGGCAACCCCTGCATTGTCATGCCCACCGGATCAGGCAAGAGCCACATCGTTGCGGCTCTGTGCAAGGATGCGCTGCAATCGTGGCCTGAGACGCAGATCCTTATGCTGACGCATGTAAAGGAGCTGATCGAGCAGAACGCCGAGAAAATGCGCGAGCATTGGCCTAATGCCCCCTTGGGGATCTACTCGGCCAGCATCGGCAAGAAGCATCTCGGCGAGCCCATCACGTTTGCGGGAATCCAGTCGATTGGGAAGAAGGCCAAAGAGGTTGGACACGTCGATCTGGTGATCATCGACGAGTGCCACTTGGTCAACCATAAGGAGTCCGGCGACTATCGCATGTTCCTTTATGAGCTGACCATGATCAATCCGTCCTTGCGCGTGATTGGATTAACCGCCACGCCATTTAGGCTGGGCCACGGCTACATTACCGATAAGCCTGCCATGTTTGACGCTTTGCTGACGCCAGTCAGCATTGAGGAACTGATCTTCAAGGGCCATCTCGCGCCCCTGCGTAGCAAGCACACCACCGAGAAGCTTGACGTGTCCGGTGTAAAGAAGCGCGGCGGTGAGTTCATTGAGAGCGAGTTGCAGGCAGCGGTGGATACCGATCCGAAAAACAGGGCGGTGGTTGATGAGGTCATGAGAATGGCCGGGGATCGCAAGGCTTGGTTGTTCTTTTGCATTGGCGTTGAACATGCCCATCATGTGGCGATGGTGTTGCAAGAGAAAGACGTGGCGGCTTCCTGCGTGACCGGCAAGACACCAAAAAAGGAGCGCGAGAAGATCCTGACAGACTTTAAAGCAGGGCGGCTGCGGGCGCTTACCAACGCCAATGTGCTGACGACCGGGTTCGACTACCCTGATATTGATTTAATCGCCATGATGCGCCCCACGATGAGCCCTAGCCTGTATGTGCAGATGGCGGGGCGTGGGATGCGCCCCAAGAGCCACACCGATCATTGCATGGTGCTGGACTTTGCGGGCGTGGTAGCCACGCACGGCCCCATCACAGCGGTGCAACCACCAAAGACCGGGAAGAAGTCCGACGAGCCGGGCGAAGCTCCCGTGAAAGCTTGCCCAGAGTGTTTTGAGCTGGTCCACCCAAGCGCCAAGGAATGCCCGTCCTGCGGGTTTCAATTCCCCATTGCGCAAAAGAAATTGCAGCTCCACCACGACGACATTATGGGGCTGGATGGAAGTGAAATGAAGGTCACGGATTGGCGTTGGCGCAAGCATTTGAGCCGCACCAGTGGCAAGGAAATGCTGGCGGTGTCGTATTACGGTGGCCTGTCGGACCCGGCGATTGTGGAGTATTTCCCGGTAAGGCATGAGGGATATGCGGGACAGAAGGCGGCGCAATCAATCTTTAATCTTAGCTGCGCCTCAAGGGCTAAAATCAGTTTGACGGAGACTGACTTGGATGCAATGTCACATGCGCTAAATACCGGAACGCCCCCCAAAACTATTGAGTACAAAAAAGACGGAAAGTTCTTCCGCGTTATGAAAAGGAGCTGGGCATGAAACACGAAAAGCCAAAAGAATTAGAAGCGCACGAGCAAATGATGAAAGAGTTGTTTGCCAAGGGTCCTCCCCGATTTTGCTACAACTGCATGAATTACAGTGGGGATGGGCGTTGCGGCGTGTTTGACATGGAACCACCCAAAGAGTTCACTCAGGTGGCAAATCAGTGCGATGAATGGTTCATGGAGCCGCCGTTTTGAGGAGACAACTGTTGACTGACAGAATCCCGACAGAACACGAAGAGCAGCGCGAGCTAGTCAAGTGGTTTCGTCAAACTTTTGACGGTGTAAGGATTTTTGCAATCCCCAATGGAGGGGCTCGCAGCATCACCACCGCCACGAGGTTGAAGGTGGAGGGCGTCAGCGCCGGGGTTCCTGACCTTTACGTTCCGGCATGGAAACTTTGGATTGAAATGAAACGGGTGAAAGGCGGCATAGTCGATAAATCGCAAAAAGATTGGCATGACTACTTGAAGTCGATTGGTGATCGCGTCATTGTGTGTCGTGGCGCTGATGAGGCAAAACAAACAATCAAACAAATATGGGAACAAAAAAATGACTGACGATCTTGTGAGGCGGCTGCGGGATGTTGGATATTGCAGCCCGAAAGATGTGGTTGAAGCCGCCGACTACATCGAAAGGCTTGAAAAGTCGCTTGTTCGAACTTTCGAACATATGATGGAGGATGGTAGGCGCGTTGAGAAGCTAGAGGCGGCGCTGCATCAATGGGACCATTTGATTGCTCATGAATTTACGGGCTCCAGAGCCGCCATGTCTGCCATGCACGATGCTGCACAGATTACGGCTGCACTGTTGCATGGAGAAGCGCCGTGGCCTGAGACTCGCATCGAGAAGTTGGAGGCTGCGCTGCGGGAGATATCGTCTGTCTCAAAGGTGTATGTGGCTAAAGGCGAAGACATGGCACAAGCGTTGACGTCCCTGCTTTGCTCACACCGGAAGATTGCTCTTGCTGCACTGGAGGGGAAAGATGACTGACTACACGCAAACCCTGATAAATATATGCTTCACAATGATCACGGGAGTCATCATTGTCGCCAGCGCCAGCGCCATGATCTTCTTGGGGCTTTTGCTATGGGAACTGATCTTTGACTACTTTGAATGAGAGAAAAAAATGCAAACAATTCAGGAACTTCACGCTCACTATATGGCCGTTCGCGCTCGTCTAAACGCAGGCCCACCAAAGGTAGAGAAAAAATTAACGCCTATGTTGGTTGAGACGCAACCTTATGCGTCTCCAATCATGGTTTTTGAACCGCAACCAGAACCTGTTCAATTGACGCCATCACAGCAGATTTTGAAGGATGTAGCGGAAAAACACAAAATGACTGTGTTTGATGTAAAGGGGCCTTGTAGACAAATGAAGTATGTCAAAGCTCGGCAAGAAGCGGTCTATCGGATGAGTACCGAATTGAAGTTTTCGCTCATGCAGATCGGCAGGCAACTCGGTTTCCGGGATCACACGACCATTCTCAATTCGCTACAACGATACAAAAAGAGAAATGGCTTGGATTAACCAATCTTAAACTTGTTCTGCGTACATTGAGTAAATCAAAAACGGAGACAAGCCATGAAGACCATCGCCTACGAAATCGCCAACGCACTTGCTACACTCGCCATCATTGGTAGCGTCCTTGTTCTTTGCCTTGGCATGAAGGGTTAAGACAATGGAGACCACTGTCATTGCCCTTGCGCTTCAAGATCGCCTGTCGCAATTTGCATCTGAAATGAGAAGAATGGAAAACAGGATCAGCAAACTGGAATCCGAAATAATCGAACTGAAAAGAAACGCAAAACCAAAAATTGAAACAACAACAGACAATCTAATCAGAAGGGGCGCAAGCTATGAATAAAGATGCTAAAAAATCTGTCGAATTAAAAAACAAACTTATTGAAGTTCTTCATGATGAAGAGCCGCCTCATTGTGTTGGGGCTTTGATATTTTGCCTTGCTGAAATAATTTTTCTGACTTGTGAAAACGAAATGGTTGAACCTGCCATTGTTCTATCTGATAGGCAATTGCGGACAGCCATCAAAATGATTACCGAAGCTCAAAGAGACCTTCAAAAACGATCAATGAACTAGGAGGCTAAAATGGAAAGGCATGAATACGCGCTGATCAAAATCGAAGAGGCGTTTTCAAAACTCACGTCAGCTTTTGATGATCGCATCTTGAAAGAAATAAAAGGCGAAGAGAGAAAAAACATGGAGGCGCATGTTGAACGCGAACGCAAAAAAACAGAAAAAAGAAAGGCGCTCATTGCAGAAGGTTTACCTATTCCAGATGACCTGAAACGAAAAAAGCAAAGCCGTGAAAGCAAAATATTCAAAATGGTGCCTGATTGGTTAACGGACACACATGAACGGTCTTTCGAGCTTTCAATGGTGCGCGACATCAAAGACTTGAAGTCTGTGGTGACTGAATATGCAAAGTTTTTGCAGGAGTTGAAGGATGGGACGAACGACGATTTGTCTGGAATGGCGTGGGACCTCATTCCAAAGGCGCAGAAAATTCTGTCCCTTTTACACATTCACCGAGCGCATCCAGAAGACGCTATCAAAAGAGCCACCAATTTGATGGAGCCAAAGTGGGATAAATCGAAAAAGATGGTTGTATATTGACTGGCCACATGCGCCTAATGTAATCCTAAACGGTCTCGTTTGAGCGCCACGAACAGGAAAACAAATGAAGTTCATAATGACTCTCAATATCCCCACAAAAAATGGCATGGCGCACCAGATCATAGGTGAACATCCAGCCGACTCGTTGAATGAATTGAAGAAACTCTTGCATCAAGAGGACTTCATTGTTGTGGATGAGTACCAGCAAAAGTTCAAGGATGGACCACTGGTGAACGAAGGCAAGTTGCTTATCAATCACCATTACATCGGAAAAGTCAGGGTCTACACCCCAAAATAAGGAAATGTAAAATGGACTACATCGACATAATGTCTCAAAGCGCAGGCATCTATAATGACCGCCACAATCAATATGGCGACATGCGCGACATGCTGGAACATCAAGCGAAACTTGCAACACTTGTTTTGAGCAAGCCAATTACGGCTTATGACATTGCGATGATTTCGCATGTGATGAAGCTGGGGAGACTGAAGAATGACCGGCCCAACTTGGACAGTTATGTTGACGGGATTAATTATCTGGCTTTTGCTGGCGTGATTGCCGCAAGCAAAACCATTGAAGACGATATTGCCGAAATGGCAAGAAAGTTCGCCCCAGAAAGTTCCACATCTGAGGGCGAAATTTGAGTTGGCATCCTTTCGGACAAGCAAGGGGGACCACGGCCCCTCTTGCACTTAACAAACAATCAAGGAGACAGTGATGTTAAAACCAATCATTCAGGGGTCTGTGGCTTGGCAAGACCTCTACGAGCAAGGCTATATAGTCGTCAAAAAAGATGAATATGAACAGCATTGGCCTCATCCGCAGGGATGGCGACCGATAGAGACTGCGCCAAGAGATAAGGTTATCCTTATATGCGCTAATGAGTTGGGGATGCTCGTTTTTGGGCAACGTATTGCAGTTGCAAAGTTTCATACAGAACATGATTTAGAGCGCGGAAAAGTTTTGGATTTTGTCACTGACGATGAAGGCGTTCGCATCAAGGGACGCCGACATGTTCGGTTTGCTACCCACTGGATGCCACTGCCGGAGCCCCCAAAATGATCCCCAACATCATTCACTTCATCTGGTTGACCGGCCCCGATTCGCGGCCTTTCAACCTTATCAACATGGTGGCGGTAAAGGCCGCGTCGGACATACAACGCCCCGACCGGATCATCATGCACACCAATGAGGCCCCGGTAGGCAACCCCTATTGGGACGAAGCTGCGCAGTTCTTTGAAGTGCAGCCGGTCAAAACCACGCATCCTGATTTGCCGTTCGTCCAGTACCGTTCAGACGTTCTTAGACTGGAAATTTTGCGTGAGCATGGCGGCATATATCTCGACACAGATAGCCTGTTAATTAGCTCTCTGATGCCCTTCATGGATATGCCGTTTTCTTTGGCTAGAGAAAGTTCCGATTCACTGGCCATGACGCCGATCTTTGCGGCGCCCGGAGCTCCGTTCATAGATCATTGGCTGGAAGGTATTCCAAAGGCTATGGCGTCAGGCGTTTGGGCCAAGCACTCGGTCAACTTGCCTCACGAACTTCAAGAAGAATTTCCATTTCTATGCAAAGTTTGGCCTCAAAAAGATTTTTTTCCTTTCGATTTGAAGCGAAATTATCTGTTTGAAATTGGTGACGACCTTGTTAAGGAAAACTGGAAGCGCATGGGTTCAGCCTATGCTTTGCACGTTTATGAGACCTATTGGGCGGCTGACGTGGCTAAAATTGACCGAGAATATGTAGTTTGGAACCGCAACTGCCTGTTTGGGATACTTTTTGGCATGTACATCTAAAAATCTGGGGATAACTATGTGGGATGAAAATGAACTGATAAAACTGTGGGAACAGGGTTTTAGTGGGACGGAAATAGCTTACAGAATGGGAACGACTCGGAACGCTGTTTTGGGGAAAATCCATCGCCTTCGTGAAAAACATCTGATCAGTCGCAGGCCAAAGGTATCAAAGCCAAGACCGGAGCCAGTCATGGAAGCCAAGAAAGAAAAACCCAAGGCCCCGCCACCACCGCGCAAAGCGGCACCCAAAAGGCCGACTATTTGGACAAAATTGCCAAAGACCGAAGCCATCAGGTCAGAACCAACGTCAAAAACGGTTCCCGTTGAAAAGACTTTGTTGACCTTGTTTGATCTGAAGAGAACAAATTGCCGTTACATCGTTGAAATGGACACGCCGTCCGGTGCGCTATATTGCGGCGATCCAATGGACCGGGCTTCATACTGCAAAAAACACGCAGATCTTTGCTACTACAAATTGGTCAAAAAACATGATGATTCAGATAAACCCGGCTATCCCAGTATCAACGCCAAATGGCAAAGCCCTCGCACACTTCCTCATTGATTACGGCCCAGAGCATCACTTGCTCTGGGTCTGTTTTCAGGATGACGGCGAGATATGGACTTGGCCCAATCCAGACGTTCGAGCTAGGGAAAACCCTAGCCTTAAGCGTACTTTTTCAGAGAAGCCAAAATAGACCATGTGCTTGTTCCTGTTCTCAATATTGTGAACGTGTAAAGGTTTAAAGCATTTGCGTATGGGGTTGGCATAGTTCCGCCTTCCCAAAGAGGAGTCACATTGATGCTATCAATAACAAAGGATGTTGGACCATATGAATTAGTGCCGTTTGAATAAAGTAAAGAACATGTTACAGATTGACCAAAAGATATATAATTACTAAGATTTGCTCCTCCATTTCCAGTAAATGCAATAGAAAAATTACTACTAGTACTTGGAGAACTAGTTTTCCAATCAAGTGTAGTATCTATTACGTCCAAACTAAATGATGATCCAATGACGCCAGGATATGCGTTGGCACTTGTAGCGAAATTGCGAAAACTAGCACCAATATTTGAATTGGATCCATAAAATTGTTGTTGTCCTGTCCAAAAATAACTAACTGCCGGATCAAAGCTGGTGGTTGTGCTGGCAATCGTAATTGAGCCATTGCCATTGGTTATGCTTACACCTGAACCAGCGGTTAATGTGGCCGGAACCAAACTGCCAGAGGCGCTGTTGCCAATCAAAAGTTGGCCGTTCGTGTAGGTTGATGTACCAGTTCCACCATAAGTGGTGGAAAGCGGCCAATTAACCGAAACCGTATTGCCCGTTACGGAAATACCGGAACCGGCAACAATCTGAGCGTTGGAAGCGGCGTAGACGCCCCCTGCGGAGGCATCGACCCACACGAAATTAAAGACACCTTGCCTTGTCGCAAGCGTCGGCCCTGCGCCGCCAGTGTAGGCCAACGTGACCGTAAAGGAGCCCGTGGTGGCGTTATTAACGAGATAGTATCCCGACACCGAAGCCGGGAAGTAGATGGTCACGTTGCCAGTCAATGTTCCCGTCAGCTTGATGCAGGCATTCTGTGTGTTTGCTTGCGTCAGGGTGACGTTGGCATTGGTCAAGGAGACGGTGTATGTCCCACCAAAAGCCGTATCAATGATGTCCCAGTCGGCGTTGACGGGGACGTTCCAATGGCCGCTATAGCTGTTGTTGTCAGGCTTGATGAGGGCTTTGTTCGCCGTGGAAGTGTATGTATCAGCCATAACGTATCCCCTTAGATCGCCTGATTGGCCACGCGCAGCGCCTTGACGATAGCCTCGTCAGGGGCGTTCAGCAATGGCTTGGTGCTATTGTCGGTAGACTTCTTGGCCTGCTCCGCAAGCCCCATGAGCCGATCCACAAGATGCTTCTGACCGCCGCCAACCTTGCCGCCAGCCGCCCGTCCAACACGGCCAACGGAGCCGCCTGCAAATTTTACCTTTTTGCGGTTTTCTGAAGAAGTTGCATAAGGTGCCATCTCGGCTTCAGGGGCAATAAATTGTTGCGCCCGCCTGACGTTCTCAAGAACATCGGTGGATTTTTGCATTCCGCGCATGTATGCGGGCAACTCCTGCGCAGGCGCAGTCATAACCTTCGCCAAGTCAGTGGGGTACTGTTCAGACCTATAACCGCGAGCGGCTTTGTATATCGTTTCAGGCAAATTCAAAGCGGAAGTGGTTGCCTCTTTGATTAATTTCCCTGATCCGCTTTCTCTTGTACTTGCGTAAGACTGTTCTCCGACGGCTTCTTTAGCCCCGGCTGATACGCTGCCAAGAGCTTTTTCTGTCTCACGATATGACAATTCTTGCTCTACCGTCCGCATCAATCGAGCAACTTCTGGCTTGCCAAACATCAGCTCAAGAGACTTCCGGGCAAAGTCATTTTCACCCCCAAGGATGCGCTTCAAACCGGCAACATCATCTGCTGTTCCGGCAAGTTTATTATTTATCAATGAGCGCGTTGAAAGCCTCAACGCATCGCCATCGGCTGTGTCTGCAATTATTTTCTTAACTTCATCTGGACGAAGTTGATGTTGTCCAGATGAAAAAATCTTTTGCCCAAGCTTGTTGGCTTCAATCAAGTCATGGACATCAGCAAATTTACCCATGACTTCTTCATAGCCGGGTACTTCTTTTTTTAAGAGACTGGATAGGTCTTTGCGAACTTGAGAAAGGGCGCTATTTTTGCCCTTCAGTTCATTTGGTTTGATGCCAAGCGTATCATCACCATAACGGATCAGGCTATCCAGTTCGGTTCTTGCATTCTCAAGAGACTGAGCATCTGTGACGTAAACAGGTGCTTTACCGGGTGTAGCTGGAACCGGCTCATTACGAATGAGTGCGCCTGTACGAGGATCATAAACGGGCTTTCTTGTGCCCATTGTTCCAGCGGTTCCTTCGCTTTCAATGAAGAATCCGCGAACGCGCTTAAGAGCATCGGCAGTTTTGCCCTGAGCAGTTTCTAACATGCTGTCAATGCGACCGACGATGTTGGCCGGATTGATAGGCGGCGCATTTTTTAGAAGCGGGCTTTCTTGGTCAGAAAGAACGTTCATATATGACTTGTAAAGGGCGTCGGCTTCGCGCTCACTAACAGTCATGGGGCCGAGCGCACTGTCTACAGCGGCGCTGACCCTTGTGGGGGCATCTTTGGCACGTTGTTCAAGCGTACCTATGATGAGCTTTGCGGCTTCAGAATCGGGGTTGTCTTTTAAGATTTTTTGCGCTACGCCCCTGAAATCACGAGTATCCAACAGAAGATCGCGGCCATCTTTTGGAACGGGAATGTCGCCGTTTTGAAGTTTCCCGCTGATTGATTTTAAATAATTTTGAGCCCCACGCGAAAGATCGCTGAAAACGTCTTTTGCCATCAAAT